GAGTGCTGTTGCAAACAAAGCACTCGACAAAGCGTTTAGACAATAAAAAAGGGAGAGCCGAAGCTCTCCCTTTTCGCCGTTTGGTAGGTTAACCCTACTCTTATCTTACATGATGTTAGAAACAGTCACTCTGCGATAGTAGGTGTTCTGGTCACCAGAACCAGGGGCCGTGTTGTCAATAGCACCAGTACCATTCGAAGTAGCGAACGGATTTGCGACCATGCCGTAGCGAGTCTTAAATCCGATCTTAGGCTGGAAGCTATCTTCACCAACAGCACGAACCATCTGCAATGGAACGTATGGGCAGTAGAAGATACCAGCATCGAATGCGCTAGAACCCTTGTAGCCAACAATCATGTAGTTACCACCTGCATATGGGTCAATATAGACCTTCATGCGGCCGTTCATAACACCAGCGAACGTGTTGCCTGTGTCATCAACGTTGAGGCTATTAGCAAGAGCAGGAGCGTAATCAAGAACGCCTGCCATCTGAAGAGCAGAAGCAACATCAGAAGAACAGATCAGGACATTGCCCTTACCACGACGGGTCTGCTTGGCAATCTCATTAGCTTCACGCTCAATCTGGAACATGAGACCTTTGAACTTCTCGACGCTCCAACGACCATTAGAGTCAACGTCTAGGTCGAAAGTACCAGCGGATGCTGTGTCGCTCTGTGCGCCAGCTTTAGCTGTGTGGAAGATTGTACGAATAACTTCACGGTTGATTTCCGAAAGGATTTCAGCCGAAAGAATGTTAGCAAGCTCTGTCTCAGCGTCAAGACCGTGGATAGCCTTCAGGTCTTGTGCCAGTTCAGTGGTATACTCTGCTTTGAGCGCACGAGACTTGGCCGTAACAGTGACCTTATCGATTGTGAAACCCATTTCTTCGTAAGCAGTGTTAGCTTCCATATTGGTTGTTTCGACGCCACGACCTGTTTTTTCGGAACCAGCACCGAGACCGTTAGCGTGTGATGCTCCACCGTCATCAGTGGTACCAGAGAAGTCGGTATCAGCTTCGTTGAACAATGCTTCTTGCGTTGTGTCAAGAAGGTTGGTTGTGTTAGCGAAACGAGCCTTCATAGCGAAGATGAGACCAGAAGGACCAGTCATTGGCTGAACGCCGCAAATATCATAAGCCATCAGGTTTGGCATAGAGCGCCGAACGAGAGAGATAAGAACGGGATCATAAGTGTCAACGTTAGTTGCGCCGTCACCAATGTTGTTCGCTGGTGTTTCGTTAAGCAGCGTGTTTGTGGACCAAGCACTACCTTCTCTGAGAGCCTTTTCGGTGTTCTCAAGAACAAGAGCGGTAACTGCTCGCTTGTGGGGGTCTTTAATGGCTTCGAGTTCTGGATGCTCCAGAATTGGCTGCCACTTTGCGTTGATTTCTTCATTTAACATTTTAGAAGATTCTCCTTTAAACTAAGAATATTTATGTACTTATTTATATTAATTGATATTTCTAAAAGTCTTACTGATTGATTCAGCGTAACGAGCCATCTGAGGATCGATGTACTTAGTACCTTCTGCTTCCTCATTTACTGGGTCAAGTTCGTCAACTTCATCAGTCACTTCTGATTTGCCGAAATAGTTTTCCTTGATGATTTCTACTTTGCGAGTAAAATCTTCCAGGTCTACATACTCTAAACCTTCAGTGAGGGAACGTAGCTTTTCAGCCTGTGTATCTGCAAGACCTTCACAAAGACCTTCGAATACTTCTGACTTTTTAGCTTCCTCAAGCTGTTTGGTCACCTCAATATTAGTATCGATTTGTTCATTGAGGTTAGCTTCAAGCGCTTCGATCTTCTCTGCCATTTCAGCGACCAGATCGACTTCTTCTTCAGGTACATCAATACGATGCTCTGAGAAAAGTTCTTTGAGACCAGAGATGAAGGACTCAGCAATATCGGAGCGAATACCACTCTCGACTGCAAGTTTGTTTTCTTCCATCCACTGCTCTGCAACGTAATCTAGATATGCGTCAACCTTCTTAGTGAGGTCTTCTGTTGCTAGTTCAGCCTGTTCGTCCAGCTTAGAAGAGAACTCTTCTTCCAAACGAGCGACTTCAACATTAACTTTCTCTAGAACAACTGTCTCAAAGAGAACAGATGCTCTTTCTTTAAACTCTTCAGAAAGGTCTTCACCCTCGAAGATTTCTTCTACAGCTTCGCCCATAGACTTATCGCCCTTTCTTGCTGGTGCTTTAGCGGTAGCAGTATCATTAATCATGTCACCGCCCTTTTTCGTTGCGCCATCATCCACCGAATCAGCGGCATCTTTGGCAGTTGCTTTGTCAGCCTTACGCTTCTTAGCACCGACTGCGGTTGGTTCCATTACCTCGGAATCATCCCCAGATGCCTTCAACTCGTCTAACTGATCAAGTTCTTGATCTGACATGTGTTGTCTCCTTAGAGTTTATTAGTTATTTTCTTTATTTATAAAAATTTTTATTTTGAAATATTATTTAAGAATTTTGCGAATAGCTTGAACTTCTGTTCCTCAAGTTTGCGAGGAGAGAGTTTCTTGGTTTCTTCAACCACCTGTTCAACCACTTGTTCCCGCATCCAGTTACCGGAGGCAATATCATAAAACCATTCTGACCCTTCCATAATGCCTTTTACAAAAGCATCTGGAGCAGATGGATCAGCAACGATATCACCAGCAGTAGCAAGCATGAAGTCTCTTTGTACTTCCATAATACCTTGCTTTGTCTGCTTTATTGAACCCATACCACGAGAAGAAACGCCAAGTGTAGCACCCTCGTCCATAAGATTCTTTACTACCTTACCCATTGGAGTGTCCATAATCTTTGCTTTACCAACAAAGTTTGAACCCTCTTGTTGTAAGTTAGTAATCATATGCGATACACGGTCGAGATTGATTGTAGGACCATTTGGATGACCAAGTTCACCGAATGCTCTGTTTTTCTCTACAAACTCTTTGTTATATCGCTTAACCTCTTTTGCAATTACTTCTGATGGATATACACGACCATTACGATTCTTGAGGTCGCCTTGCATAAAGACGCCTTCAATGTAATAGTTTTTGGCTTTACCATCTTCTGCTGCTTCTGTGATGTATTGAACATCATCATTTACTTCGCAAATTAATTTCATTGCCTTGTCCTAACCGTTCGAAACTGGTGTTCTGTAAACATGGTTACAGGCTGCGTTTAGACTGATGTGTATTTCTTGGTCGCCAGCATCACCATCTCTGAGTGCGCCAACATCTACCATAACAGTAGCACCGGGACCAACAGTAATCATCTTAGTGACCGCAGTGCTGTTTGCGCCAAACTCTACATTCGCAACAACGGTTGTGTTACTATTGTAAATTCTTTGAATTCTACTATCAGTAATTTGAGCATGAGCAGTTGTTACTGCTACTGTGTTTGCTACAATTTTGATTGCTGCCATTGCTCTCTCCCTTACATTGCTTGGTTGGCGAATGCAAGGATTTCACCATATGATTTTTTATCTTGCATCATTTTTTTAATCATCGTCTTTGCATTTGCTGGGTTCAGCGAATTGTATAGACCATTCAGAGCAGAAGCATCAGCCTTTGAGATTTTTACCATGCTGCCATCATTAAGTTTCACGTTGACAGGGTTAATCTTGAACGCTTCATCAAGTTCAACTTCTTCGTTCAATGGATGACCAACCATCTTTTCAGATGCCTTTTGGCTTACAGGCTTTTTGAGTTGAACAACCTTCAGAGTGTTCTTGTCTTTGACTGACATTGGTGGACGTTCAGCAGAATTTTTAGACTGCATTACACCCTTTTCGCTTGATGCCATTGCTTTGACTTTATTGCCATCGGCAGTATCGATAAGAACGTGAGTAATCTTTACAGCCTCATCAAGTTCAACTTCTTCCATAACCTTTACTGTAGCTTTGGGAAGAGGCTTAATCTTCTTATTGATTTTCATCTGAGTCATAGCTTTTTGAATTGCCATTTTTTCATTGGCAGCTTTGACTGTTGCTCTACCAGCACCTTCAATGTCAACTTGATATGTTTGCGGACCGGCTTTCTTGCCTCTATCACGCATTATATCCGTCGTCTTCATTTTAGGAGCTTTTTCATCAATATCAGCTTTCTGATAGCCCAACTTCAACAATTTTTCTCTAAATGTTTTATAGCGAGCATCAGTTGTTAAAGTTTTTTCTTCCTCCATCATCTTATTAATCTCAGCACCCTTCATACCGTGCTTTGTAATAAGTTTTGTAACTGCGCTTTGAGTCACAAAAGGAATGTCTGCTTTGACTAACTTCATAAGCATTGCTTTATCGTCAGCAAACTTATTCATAATGGCAGATAGCTTCTTAGCGTTATCTAAACTGATTTTCTTACCACGCAGTGGCTCATATGCTTTTTTGAGTTGAGCAATACCTGCTGCGCTTTCATCCAGTTCTTCATCTGGGCCATAGCCCTTTGGTGTAACATCTTTAACGTTAGACTTCTTTTTAGAAGGAACTCGCATTCTCTTCATAAAATCTTTGCCTAACCGCTTCTTTACTTCTGGTGTGAAATCTCCATCTTTTCCAATATACTTGGCAAGATGTGGAGGTAGGGCTTCATCAAGTTCAACTTCTTCAATTACATTTTTGGGAAATGATTTTTCAATATACTTTACTACATCTTGAGTAGACTTACTATCCATTTTTGCAACAATCTTGAACTTATTGCCAGATTTAGATGCAATTGTTTGACCACCCATTCCAGTTTTCTCTAACTTCTTTCCATCAGTTGATAACATTTTACCATCCATAGACTTACCATCATAGAACGCATCTACAACCTTTTTATCTTTTGGATTTAATGCTTCATCAAGTTCAAAAGATTCACTCATCGCTTGCTTTGTAGCAGTAGCATACATTACAGCCTTCCAGCTTTCGCCGTAGCGAGCTTGTAGCTTCTCTTTGTCCTTCTTCATAGCCATAACAATTTCTTCCCGCTTCTTCTCTTGAGCAGGAGTCATTTCCTCGTTTTCTTCATAAACAGCAGCGTCTTTACCCTCTTCACTATCAGCAATACGCTTCTTCTTTGCAGGAGACTTCTTTGTACCCTTATTGATTTCAGCGTCATTTAGCGGATAGTCAATAGTATCAACAACGTGTTTGTCTTTAAAACGTTTCTCGCCAGCAGCTTTTGGCTGTAGCACTTCTTGTAAATCTTTAAAGGATAGCATTTGTGGTTTCCTTATAATTTGTTTTTATTCTTATGCGCTATCAATTTCTGGCTCATCGTCGAGGTCAACATCTAAATCCAAGTCTTCCTCTTCGGCACCATTCATCATCTGCTGTGCGATAACTTCTCTTCTAGCATCAATTGCATCACCAAGTTTATCTTGCATCACGCTTTGAAAAGCGTCTTTGAAATCACTAGGTTCGTTTTCATGTGCATGTTTTAGCAAATCTACTACGCTATGTTCTGCCATCATATTAACTCCATATATTTATAATCATTAAGATTGTTCAGGTTCTTGTTCATCCGCTTCATTATCGTCCATTTCATCCTCAAAGTCATCACCGTTCTCTTCACCTTCTTCCTTAATCTGCTCATCAATCTCTTTCATTTCATCTTCTGACTGCTGAAGAACGTTTGTACGAACCCATTTTTCAGAGTAATACTTGCCCGTGTATTCGTCAATCTCAGCAACAATCTGTAGACGATTCTGTAGAATCTCAGCTTGCTTCAACTCTTCAAAGTGATTATCGTGCATGAAGTCATAACGAATGAACGACTTGATTGATGGCCAATCCTCTGGTGCAATAACACCTTTCAAAATCAACTGCTTTTCAAGAATCTTGTTAAACAAAATAGAGAAACGACTACGAAGTCTGTTAATAAACTTAGAGAACTTCACTTCGTCTCTTGTAATCTCAGATGCCCTACCAAGAGAGAAACCATTCTCTGCTTCAAGTCTTGATACAGGAACATTCAGTGCTTGATATACTTTCTTTTGAAAATATAAAATATCTTCCATCTCACCAAGATTTTGACCACCTGGAAGTGTAGTGATTTCTGTACCTCTACCACCCTCTCTTCTTGGAAGCCAGAAGTCTTCTAGCATTGTCATAAACTTACGGTCGTCACGAACTTCACCAGTAGATGCATCATAAACGAGTCTATTCTTATGCTTTGCCATCATATCTCTTAGATATTGCTCTGCCTTCATCTTAGGCAAGTTACCAACATCAATATAGAAAATACGACGCTCTGGCGCACGAGAGATACGATAGATAACAGCAGCATCTTCAAGCATTCTCAACTGATTGATAGGCTTGATTGCTTTGTGAAGATGTGAAAGAACCAGAGAATTGTTCTCGTTTAGAATGCCAGACGTTGTATGAACAATTGAGTCTTTAGCAATCTTCAGTCCCTTTGTTCCATCTATACCACCAACTGTACCGATAGAACCACCTTTAGCAGAGAACCCCTTATCACTATAGACATAGTATTCATTCTTCGTCTTCTGAATTACTACTTCGCCTTCACGCTTCTTCTCAACCTCTTTTACCTTACGAATCTTTCTTGGGTCAATGAAACGAAGTTCTTTGATACCCTCACGGACGTTTGTGTCATCAATGATAGCATGATAGTAAAGTCTACCATCAACATACCACTTCTGAAAAACATCATAACCAACGTTAGAAAAGTCTAACAAGCGAATAACTTCATCAAACTCTTCACGAATTCTTTTTCTAATTGAATCTGGTTGATCTATGTCATCAGTGACACATTCAACCACTTTTCTATCATCAGTTACTACAACTGCTTCATTAACGATATCTTCAACTGCTCTTTGGACTTCAGGTTGCTGAACCAAATTACGATACTTAGTGACAAGTTCTGCCTCATTTTTGGCATTGCCTTCTAAGTCTACATATGTGCCATAAGCACCACCAGCCGATACAACTAAAGAACCTTCATCGTCTACTGCTGGAGCAAACGACTTAACTTCTTCAGTCTTCTTATCTTCTTTTCTTTTGATCCCGAAACCAAAAAGATTTGCCATACTTTATACCTCTATAGATTAGAGGGGACTGGTCTATCCAGCCCCCATATGAATCTATTTATATTAGGCGGTTGAGTTGCCTGTTACGCCACCAGAGACTTCCCAGAAGTCGTATTGGAACGTAACTGTAAATTCTTCAATCGCATCAGTCGTTTCCCAAGCCATATCAATAGCAGAAACTTCAGTTGGGAACATACCATTAAAAGTATACTCACGAATAGGAACACCAGTCTTTGAGAACTGTGTAATCTGAGCATTAGATTTATATAGTAGAGGTGAAGCAGAACCAAACTCACGAATGTTACCAGCGTGAGAGTTGATTGAGTTTGACCACTGTTCCATTGCGTTACGAATGAGAAAGTCTTCATCGTTGATGATAGTGACTGTCCATTCAGCGAATGTTCTGTCACCAGCAACTTTAATCTTACGACCAAAGTAAGGCACTTCAATCACACCCGTTGTGGATGCTGGTATCTGTGCTGCTTTGACCATGAATGGAACTTTAATATCGCCTGCGCCGTTTGCTGGGTTAGCAATCTGCACCTGGAAGAGCGAGGCTCTCGCTCCTCCAAGTGTTAGTTGGCTTCGAATTTCTTGAATGTTGAAAGCCATTTATATTAACTCCTTTGTTTAATACTATTTATCGTTTTTATTAGAACTTACCTACAATTTCTTCAAACTCTACGCCGGTTCTAACAGCTACGAAGTTCAACTGAATGAAGTTGATTGATCTAGCAGGCTTAACATAAATGTCACCGACAAACTCGTTGCGGTCAATAACATCACCTGTATTGTTTGATGTATCACAAACAACTCGGAAGTCAAAGATACCACGACGACCTTGTACGTCACGAAGGAATGGCTCAACTAGATTGCGGAACTGTGCCCGTGTAAACTCATCGTTGAACTCGAAGAGAGAATACTTAGCAGCAGTCGCAATCGCTTTCTCAAGCACGATAAAGAGACGGCGAACGTTGATACGGTCAAATGCGCTTGGTTTGGCAAGCAGTGTCTTATCACCAAAGAGAAGCGTACCTTGACCAGCCTGTGTAATCACTGGATTAACACCGGCTTTATAGAGTATATCACGCTCGCCCTTCTTGGGGTTATACGCTAGTTTGACAACGTTCTTGATGATACCACGATTGTAACCAGCAGGCGAATACCATGGGTCACGAGTGTCATCTGTGCGAACGCAAAGACCAGCAATATCACCATTGAGTGGAACATAGCGGAACTTATCGTTATATTTGTCATACTGATATTTGTAACCAGAGTC